AGCGTTATTTCCGAAGCGCAAGAAACTGTCAGACGGGTTGTTGCCTTCGTTAGCGCATCAGAAAGCCAACCCGAATTCGGACCACAATACTGGGCTAGCAGTAGATTTGACCCACGACCCTGAGGGCGGTATTGATTGTGCTATCATTTTTGAGAAACTTAAAAAAGATGAACGAGTGGATTACCTCATATACAATAAAAAAATTTGGTCAAGAGCCAGACGCAAAGAAGGCAATAGGAAATATACGGGTAATAATCCTCACGTTAAGCATCTACATATTTCTATTAATGATACTCACCGTAGTGACACTAGCCCCTGGTTCTGGTGGCTGAATCAATCTAAAGTTGCGAATCAAATAAAGGCTAGATTAAAACCTATTCCTAAGAAAAAATATAATGTTGATAAATCCATTGTCGGCAATCTATTCAAAAAGAAATTACGGGAACGTACGATTTGTACTTGCAAGACCTGTCCTATCCATAAGAAAGGCAAATAATGAAAGCAATTAAAAAACTAAAAAGGAAGTTTGCTAAACCAGAATTTAAGGCTGCCCTTAAGTCCTACCTCCGTGCTGTCTTGGCATCGGCTGTGACTATGGGGATTGCTCTGGCTACTGACCTAGCCCCTGAGTATGCTGTTTTAATTGGCGGCCTCACTGCTCCAGCAGTTAAGTGGGCTGATAGAGCCGAGGTTGACTTCGGACGAAAGTTTGATAAGGCTGCTGAGTAGCCCTTTAAACGCCCTATAAGGCGATTACAGACACAAATAGACCCCCTACCTTAATTGGATAGGGGGTCTATTTTGCTTTCTCCCAGTCTTCCCCTAACTGGAGAGAAGTTCTACGGGGACTCGCCACCCTCCGATAGATTCATCTCTGTATTCTGCTGTCATATAGTCACAGCCTTTGAACTTGCCGTATATCTCCACCTTAGAATAGTACTCTACATCCAGCACCTTAGTGCCAAAGATAGTTCTGTCCTTGTCTTTCTCCCAGAAAGGTATGGCTGTCTGTGTCCTAACAGTTCTAACCTCGAAGTCGCCGACATCTGATATGTTCTTGCGCCGTTTATGTAGGCTGTTTGGATACCACGGCACAGACCAAGTCAGGTCAAACTCTTTGGCTACTGCCCATTCAGATACATTGGCTCTGATGTTGGCATTTAATTCTGGTTCTAACTTACCTAGCCGTTTGCCTTCTGCGTAGTTGGGTTTATCTATTGAGCCGAACTTAGTTAGCCAACGCTCTACTGCTAGTAGCGTGCAGACTCTAACTTCTTCCTGGCTGAGTTCTACTATCATTCATCATCCGAATCAAACCCATAATGTTTCTTAAGTAATCTATTAAACTCTATAGATATCCAAGCAGGACCTATATCTAGGTCAAACCCATATCTAGTTATAGTAAATCCAAGTGCAAACCTGACTGAATATCCCATATGTAATGAAGTATTTTTTGTTAAGTCACGTCCATAATATGGCATTGTTATCCTCCTGTTACATAGAAGCCTGTGCCTTTGAAGTGCACTGGCGTTGATGTCCATAGTCTAGCCATCATCTCTCCACAAAGATGACAGGCTGGCGGTATGTTCTCTGTGTGTTCTGTCAATGCACCGCAAGCCTTGCATTGAAAATCATAACGTGGCAATGCCGTCATCCTCTCCCGATGGGGTAGGCAGAGTTACCATACTGCCACAACTAGCGCACTCCCCGTCTGTAAAATAAAAGGCTATCTCCCCATCTACAAATCCACCTAACATAATAAAGACATCACATCCACAAGCACATACTTCTGTTGGCTCACCACGTAGGTCCATAGCCTTGCTGTAGTCCTTGATATGCAGTAGTTCTCTAATGTGTTTCGGTTGGCTCATCTTCATCTTCCTCTACAACTGGAGAGTCATTGTCTGTAAATGGACGCCATCCACCTAAGGTTCTTACTAACGAATTGACTGCACGTTGTACCTTCATACGTGCACCATCTGCTGTTGTATCTAAATCTTTACCTATCTCTGCCCAGTCGCTGTTCTCTGTGCTGAACTTAATTCTGAGTATGTTTTGTTTGGCTTCCGATAACCTGTAGTAGGCTGCTGCTATATCTGAACGTAGCACTAGCCAGTTGTTGCCATCATTGCTGGCTTCTGATTTATTAAACTTAAAGTTCAAATCTTTTATCTTGCTTGGCATCTCATATGTTTCAGAGATAATACTAGGCAGGAATGCTTCTATAACTGTGGCATCGTAGTAATAAACATCTATCAACTCGTAGCCAATTGTTTTTGCTTTTTCTTTTTCACAGTATGTAATTGCTGCATTGCGTAGGGATTTGGCTATCAACTTGTCTCTGTCTTTTTGTTTTAACTTAGACCACTCAGCATATTTTCTGGTATGGGTCAGGAACCAAAGCCATAACACCTGTTGTATATCCAACACCTCAAGCATTGGATACCTACGGTGATACTCTACTGCTAATGACGCTACTAAAGCGTCATACTTAGTTATGTACTCCTGTGCCATTCAAGCCTTCCCAAAATCCTCTTTGCACCATTAGTCCTATTATTGCATAGTTTGCTAGGTCAAGCAGAGTATCTTCGATAGGTTCATAGTTCGGCGTGTTGCCCTTGTGGTTGTAGTGCAGGTTCTCTAGCCGTGTCATCTTGTCGTGCATCCTGACTATCAACCCATTCATTGCCCCACCTGGAGCATTGGCTATGTTGTATGGGCCGTAGTCCTGATGCTTCCTAATCATTATGATTCTTAGTTGACTTAGGATTTCTTCTAGATGTTCAGTGTCCTTCATCTAATATTCCTTTCAGCCTGTGGTCTAAATCCTGCATTGCTTCTATGACCATTACTTCTTCTATTACTTCCTTGCCCTGTCCTTCTGCTGAACCTACCAGAACTGTGGCTAGTAGACTGAGTAAAGTCTTGGCTGCTTCTGGGTCTTTGACAAGGGTTTCGTAAACATCTAGTAGCGCTGTGCAGATATCTATTGCTTTGCTATCTGATAATGGTAGCCCCATAATTCTAGGGTTTTCTCTGATGTAATCCCATACTTCTGGTTGGTTATCGTATGAAGCACTTTCTGATTCTTTCATCTAGCCACTCCGTTCCTTCTTGTAAAACAATACTGTTTACATCGTGTCCTTCTGGCATCTGAACAATATTTACATTGCCCAACTCTCGGCTAATCTTTTTGCCGAACTCTAACCCTGGGCTATCGCCATCTGCTAGTACGATAACTGTATCAAAGTCGTCAAGTATTTTTGTGTAATAGGGTTTCCAATTATTAGCACCTGGGATACCCACTGTTGGGTGTCCTGTCTTAGTCACTAGTGTTATGCAGTCTATCTCGCCTTCGGTTACACAGATGTAGCCGTTGGCTGTTAGAACTGTTTGAGCATTGAACATAGTTGTCTTTGCTCCTGGTAGTCCTATGTACTTAGGGTCTTCGCCTCTAATACTGCGGAAGCGCAGGTCAACCACCCCTGATGGGGTGATGTATGGAATTACTAGTTTACCCCTGTAGCCTTCGTGTCCTGGAGATGGATTGTCCACTACTCCTAGATGAAACATCTTTGCTTCTTCTACCGATAGACCCCGTGTTACTAGATAGTCTGTTGCTTGGTTTATATGTTTGGCGTATTCTGTCGCTGCCTGTAGGAGAAATTGCCTCTGCGAATTTGACAGCCTCACGATAGTTACCTCCTTCTTTGTGCATAATTAAATCGTAAACATCTCCACCGACACCGCATCCGTGGCATTTGAATCTACCTTCATCAAAGTTAACTCCAGCAGATGCGTGTTTATCTGGGTGGAATGGGCATTTTATCTTGCGCCAGCCGTGCCCGCCTGACGGCACGGCGGCGCCTACATACTCTAGGTATGCAGCAATACTATGTTTCTCCATTTCAATTAACAATTTGTAAATTGTTTGCTTCTTCTATATATTTTTCTATTGATTGCATTGCACGTATTAATGTAAAAGCAGCCATCATATGGCATTCTGCATCTACTTTTGTTTCTTTATTTTTACTATACACATTAAACAAATGATTATGCCAATCTCTTTGTTCTTGTAATTCTTTCATAAGATTTTCTTTATTAATTCTAACCATACTTTTGCTGGCATTGTTGCGTACCATTCTCCTACATCTCCTTTTCCTTTGCGTTTGTGAAGCACAGTTCCTGTCCACGCTCCATCGTTCTTCATCTCTACCTCTAACTCTGCTGTCCAGCCTGCAAGGTCTAACTTAGCGTGGTTCTTAATCTCTATTGTTACTCCTGGTATGCCACTGATATCACCCTTATCAAGGGTAGCACCTGCTAATCTGCGGTCTGCATAAACAAAACCGTTGGCTTTAAGCCAAGCAACTACATCTCGTTCTGCTCCGCTACCTTTACGCTTAGATGCACTACTCAATTGCTGCCAATGCAATCTTAGTTACTTGTGCTTGAACCGTATTGTAAAGAGTATCGTTGTTATACAACTCATCAACTACTATGTTCCATTCACCATCTGTTAGTGCTTTACCTATTGATACTTCTACATCTTCTTTGCTGAATGAACAATCCCATATCTTAATTTCCATTACATTGTCTCCTGTGCGTATTTAATTTGTACATCTTCTAGATACATACTGTCAGGGTTGAAGGCTAGGCTGACATAGTTGTTACCTGTCTGGTCTGCTCGCCCGTATCTGTTCTTGACTGGGGCTACGCATAGATAGGTCTCATCACCCTGCTTCATCTGACCGATAGTTAATACCATTGCTGGTATCTGATTGACTAACCCTTGTATTGCTGAACGGGGTTGACAGGGATAGCCATCAAAGCCTTCCTTAGTATGGTGCAGAACAAGCACGGCGGAATTGGTATCTCTTGCAAGATACTTTAACTCCTTCATTGCTGCACGCATACCCTGGAATTCTTCGTGTCCATCCATTGCAATATCCATTAGGTTATCTACAACTATAAGCGTAGGACTTCTACCCCAAACTGTTTCAAATGCACTGACCTCATCATCTAAATCTTTTAGAGTGGGAGTGGATTCAAAGGACCAGAACAAATGATTGTTAAGGGTAAGAACTTCTTCTGCCTGTTGTGGTTCACGCTTTAGCATCTGTTCTGCTGCTGTCTGTGTAATGCGACTAGACATAGCAAGTAATCTCATAGCCATAGTGTGAGCGTTAGTATCTGCGCTGAAGTACAGCGTAGGTACTTTTGCTCTGGCTGCAATAGCCAGTGCAATAGATGATTTACCTGCACCTGGAGTGCCAGCAATCATTGTAATTTCTGCACGGCGCAGGATAATTCCTGCCCGTTCAAATGCAGCAAAGGCAGGCGGTAATGGTTCTCCGCCTACCTCTGCTTTATTGATACTGCGTTTAAGCGTTCTCATTACTTCACTTGTTCAGCAACAAATGTATTCCATTCTGGTGAGCCTGCTTTGACATATACATTTTTGCACTTGTCAATTGCACCCTTTGGTGCTGAGCAGAAGTAACCACGATAGGTGGAACCATCTTTGCCTGTCCCTTGAATTGCTGTCATCTTTCCGTGTGGACAATTACGTCCATTGATTGATGGTGCTGAACCCCAACCACCGTTAGCAACTGGTGCTGCTACTGGCTGGCTGTCAATGATAGAAGCGCCGAGAGTTGCTGCTACCTGTGCTGGTGCCATTACTGCTGGTGCTGTTGCTTTGATGGCTGATTCAAGTTCTGTTACTGCTGACTTGATAGCATCTAATGCTGTTGCTACTAACTGGTCTAGTTCATCTCCGTGCTCTGCACGGACTGTTACTAGTGAGCCTGCTGATGTTTTTACTGTGATACTGATTGGTGCTTCAGTGCTAGCCACTGATATCTCCTTCTTCAAATGGAGTAACGAGACCCTTTTTGTCTCGCCACTTTCTTACTTTCATTGCGAATTGTACTCCCTTCCAGCCTTCTTTAATGTCTATCCAAACTAATTTGCATAGACCAGTTCCTGCTGGGAGGTGGATGATAACTGCTTTCTCTTTATTGATATCACCCCAACTACCACGGCGACCCGTAGCAACGTCATACGGGGAGCCGTTGGCGTAAATTGCTAACTGAATAGCAATGTTATTGGGATGGTCAATGCGACCAGTCTTTATATCTGCAATGAACTTCTCACCTTTATATTCAATTATCCTGTCGGGAGTACCAGCAATCTTGTACTTATCCAACACGCAGAACTGTTCTATAAAGAATTTCTTGAGATGTCCTGTTGTTAATTCATAGGCTCGGATGTCCCCTGCCCACTCGTCTGGTATTGGGCCAGGTGACTGTCCCAAATCTAGTTTCTCTGCTATTGCGTGCAGTGCTGTGCCGATACTGGCTGCACGGCTAGCGCCTGCTACTTCCATAGCATCTTCTATCAACTTGTTAATAGCCATCTTGTCGTCGCCTGCTGCGCTGATGGCTAGTAGTAAATCACTGCGTACTGTTAAACCTATTGCTGCCATACGCATTTTCCAGGCTGTCAGTGCTGAGGCATCATCTAAACTGTTGGCAATTGTAGTTGCTCTTGTATAAGCAACTGGCTTGCCGCCTGCTTTAGGAATTATTAATGGTCGTCCGTACCTATCACGTTCTATTTCTATTTTCATATGTCCCTTGTCTCCTTGTAAAAGAGACGGGCTGGAAAAGGAGACTAATCAAACTCCAGCCCATCTCAGTAGGCAGAGTGTATCAGATAGAACGGGTATCTGATTGCTCTGATATGGAATGGCATTGACAAGCACACTGTCTCCTTAATGCACGGATACCGATGACCACAATACCCCCGCATTCTTTGTGCCTACCTGCCATACATTTACCAGATGGCAGTGCCTCAACATAAGTGTGGTCTGCTATCTTGGGCATTAGTTAATCTTGCTCTGTGCTTTTGATATCAATTGACCAGTCAGATAACTCAGCATCTCCACCAAGTTCAGCAGATAACTCATTCATTACATAGTCATTTGCTTCTTCTTCATTGGATGCATAGATATTATTAACTGTAAAATCAATGGTGCCTATTACTGTCCATAATGTTTTGAGTTCGTCAGAGCCAATACTTCTGAGTAGTTCGTTGACATCTTCTACAGTGCAGGTTATATCATCATTGTCATCGCCATCATTACGTTCAGTAAAGAACAGATGAACCTTATCTCTTATATCTACTATCTTTCCATAGCGTTCAGCCAAACCCACTTGGCAGTTACTTAGTTGTTTGCGTAGTTCATCACGTTCAGTGATGGCTGCGATAGCCATCTCTTCGGTGAACTTAACTGTTGTTCCATCTTTATCTGTATAGATAATTTCCATTGCTGTCTCCTTATGCTAGTGCTAGTTCTTGTGCTCTTATCTTTAGGCTATCACTGCCACCTGACATTGTTCTAACGCCTAGTGACTTTGATTTACCTGGTTTGCCGTGGTCGGCATACTCAATAACTGCCTGCCATAGACCGAAGGCAGTCTCTCGGATGTTCTCTTGAGTAGGACTGTTCTCGTATATATCTAGGCTTTTGGCTCTGTGGTTGAGAGCATTGGTGCGTTGCATCTTCTCACCTGCAGATAGTAAATCTAGAGGTGTATCTTCTACCTTGCTAGGCAATGGGAATACTTTCTTAAAGTAATCCACTGCTTGCTGGCGGGTAACCTGACGTTCAAGCATTGCTTCTGACATAACTGTGTAGTCATCAATAGTTGTGTAAGCAATATCAAGAATGCCACGGACATCATTGACATCTAACTTAGAGTTAGTTGTATGACGTAGCATATAGGTACGCTTCTTATCAGTAGCCCGATAGATTTTGTTTATCTGATTGTGACAGAATAACCGTTCAATGATAGGGCGGATAAGAACAGAGCCACTACCATCGTGTGTAGTTTTGGCTAGCAGGAATGCTGCGTGTGGGTCACCTTTGATTTCCATTTCAATAGGCAACTGCATAAGCATCCATACTTTGGCACCTGCTGCATACTCACCTGCTGCTGCATACCGTGCATCTCCTGAATCAATCAGGGTATCTAGCACTGAGAATACTTCAGCATTTTGTAGCGGCTTGTACTTGTTGCCGACAATACCTAATGGTATTACCTCACCTGTTGGTGTTGTCTTAACAACTGCTTGCTTGTTGTTGACAGGGATATGCATAGGCAATCCCTTGCCTGGTATTTGGTAAAGAGTTGTGACTGGATGCAGTGATACCGACCAGTCAAGTCCTGCTTGTCTGGCTACATCACTGGCTGATGTGGCTGTCACTGCCACACCAGATTTAGTCCAGGCTGATTCGTTCTTTGCCGCTATCTGCGGCCTGTTAACTACCTCTGTGGTCATACAGATTGTTCCTCTGCTACTCTGAGTATTGCCCAAGTATTTCCTTCATTCATTTTTACTAATGCCGCGCCTATCATTTCTTTTGCTGCTTCAGTAAAGAACTCTTGACGAGTTGCCTCTGGCATACCTTTGATTTTGTAGACACTTAGTTCATTTACTTCTTCATTGATTACTGTCTCTAGTTCTATTACATGTTTGATTATCATTGCTGTCTCCTTTATAGGTACTTGCTTATGTTGCCGTATGTTCCTGTATTAATGTATTCGTCTTCACACATTTTAAGAACACGAATAGCGTTTTCTATTTCCTCTTTGCTATCTTTGTATTGCCATTCAGGAATAGAATTAAACTGACGCGAAGGTTCTTCAGGTAGATTGATTTCGCCAGCAGGTATATCAAAGTCAACGTTTACGCTACCGTTATAACGGCTATTGACTTTTAAGTTTATTGCTTTACTAAACCTTGCTACTGCTAGTTTAATAACTCGTTGCTCCCATTTTTTATAGGTAACATCATACTTTTTTTGCTCTGCATCTTGATTCTTATAATCAGTTTCTAACTTAACCAATGCTTGTTCAAGAGCCTTAACAACTTTTGTTCTTGGCACTTTGACATTGATTGCTTTACTTTGCCTTGCCATACTGTCTCCTTTGTTTAGTACCAGCCGTGCTTGCGCCAGTGCGCCCACGCTACTGATGGTTTGCCGTACCTATGTTCTATGTACGCCAAGCCCCGAGCAATCTGCTCGGGCGCAGGCGTTTCTGGTTTCATCTTTAGCAACTGCGGTATCCCATACGCTGATGACTTAGGGTTATCTGCTGTGTGGTCCCACGCTGATTCTTTACCCCATAGTTTTGACAACGCACGGAATTCTGATTTGGTATCCCATTGTTCATACTGTGCTGACATCAACGCCTTCGCATAGGATTTGCTCAATGACTTGGTCCATATGATTTCTTTCTGCACATTCTTGGGCGACTCGTCTTTGTCTAAGAACTGTTCTGCTGCTTGCATTGCGTGTGACTGAGTCGGAAAGATTGCATACGATACTGTCAATGCCCAACTGAATAGCGCGGCTAACTTGTTCTTCATCTAGTACTCCATCTGTATATGCAATACCCAATGCCAATGAGGTATAGCCAGGTGATTCCTGTTGTGATGTGTGGAAAGATAACTTCATACACTCTGTATCTCCTTTGTGCTACGGCATATCTCCTGTGCTTTTCTGATTAGATTAAACACTATCAACCTTGAGTTAGCATCAAGTTCATCACATTCTGTTACTAACTGTCTTAGATGTACAACCATTTCGTTCTTGCCAAAACCATAAAACTCTCTAAGTAATATGGCTTGGGCTTTCATCTGTGATGGTAACAACCCTTGTTCTACTTCCATATGCTGTCTCCTACTTTATCCCACGCTTCCACTGATACTGGAACTGTTGCTATAAGGTCAGTTATTATTAGGTTTAGAGCGTGTATTTCTTGGCCTAGTTTATCTAACCATTGTCCTATCTCATATAGGTTTAACAGTATATTTTCATCACGCATTTTCTATCTCCGTATCTACTTGTAACTTATCTAGTTCTTCAAGGCTGACGCCTCTTGTGTGTCCCATATAACTACTAGCGCACGGGTAACAGAAGTTCCTGTCTGATACATACTCATAGTTGGGCACCCATATAGCGGTGCCACACTTGAAACATTCTGCTTCTAGGTTAGTCATTGATAGTCTCCTCTAGTTCTTGTCCGAACATTTGTTGCCAGCATTCAGGATGCGTGCCAGTTATTACCTGTTCACGCAGTGGTGCTGACATAGACTTGAAAGAATCCTGAACATAATTGCCACGCAGATAGTGTAGCAATTCCTGTTCATCTACCATAATAGTTCCTGTCTTATGGCATACAGCGCAACGCCTTGTAGCATATACGGTCATCATTGTAATAGTTCTCTTTCTACTTTTAGAATATCTAAACTTTGTATTGGTGATTCGTATCTATATGAAGATATCCATCCGCAACTTTCGCATTTATAAAAGCCTCTTAGGTCTTGGCTATCTCCTGTTATTTGACGGGCACAACTCCAGCATTTCATTATCTGTTTGCCCTTTCCATTTTTAATACTCTGTATATATCGTGGTATGCCTGCTCCCATTGATGGGCTTTGTATACAGCAATACCTGTCATAGTCATTGTAGATACCAGCGCTATGATGATTGCCAGTGTTGTCATATTATCTAAATACATAGTAGCCTCCTGTATAAAATTGATTGACTCGCATTGGTCTGTCTTGGGAACCTTGGGCTCCGCCAAAACAGAGCAGAGACCGAAGCCTCTGCTCTGTTGTTTGGATGGTTAGATTAGTTCTAACTCTGTGACAATTTGGTTGTCGTACCATCTCGTCTGTCCTTTGTCCTCACGGACTGTGGTGGTCATATAGCCTGAGCAATTGACTGGGACTTCTGGTGTCTCAGTGATGGCTTGGCGTAGTAGTGTGACAAGTGCTGGGTCATAGATGGTCACTTGGCGTGATGCGATAAAGCGTGAACGGATATTGCCATCAGGTGTGCGTTCGGTCTGGCGTGACTGAACTTGACCTGTGAGGAAATTACCACGGTCATTGATTGACTTAAGCAGTGCATTGTTGAAACTGAACTTGTTTGCGTACTCCATTTTATTCTCCTTAGTTATTTGTGGGCGAAGCCCCTGTCGCTTGCGACAGGGCTCGCCGTTCGGACTTAGTAGCAAATTGGACAGTTGTCCAGTGATTTGCCGTTGTAGTAGAGGTGGCAAGATGGGCAAGCCACTTCATAGTCAAGAACAGTGACTGAAGTTTCTAGGTCATTGGGAATCCTGTCTATCAGATTACTGATAGGAGGAAGGAACTCATAGCGTTCGTCAACTATAGTTCCGTCAACTGTTCTGTATGGTCGGGTCAGTTTGGTGACTGCTCCAACCCAATCGTGAGC